GAAAAGACGATTCTGAAGACAGGAAAATCCGAGCTGTCAAAGTCAATGGCACTATTGCCTTAGGGGAATTTGAGGAGATTGGACTAACGAAGGAAACAGGCAAGAAGATAAAAGTTCGGCTAAAAGAAGGACAAATCGTTGAAGGGGAAATTGTTGACGATAGTAATTGCTTTTAATATCTACCAAGATAAATAAACCGAAAAAATATGAAAGAGATAGAGAAAAAATTTAAAGGAGTATATGTGGTCCAAAACTTTGGGGCTTTTCGTGATTTGTTTTATTCATACGCAGATGCTAAAAAGTATGTTAGAGAAGAAGGGACAGACGAGAAAAGGGGGAGCGTGTATTACCAAATCTACAAGTGCGATGTTAGTTTGACAAATATAGTGCCTAAAAATGAATCAGCGAAGGAAGTTCTAAAAATTCGGGCTAAATAAAAGGTCGGGTTAATTAAAGGTGAAAATATGGACGAAGTAAAAATTAAAATAAAACTTCCAAAGGAATTGATAGCTCATATTCCTTCTTTCGGAGAAATAGATTTAGATGGTGTTTTAGAGGATCTCGCAAAAGGTGGAAAAAGAATTATTTATGAGCAAGTAAAAGATAGAGTTTTAGAAAGATTCATAAAAGAAAACGATAAATTTATTGAAAAAGCGGTTAAGGGGCTATTAGAGAAAAGAAAGAAAGAATTGAAAAAGAAAATTAAAGAAATACTTTTTGATGATTGTTAAATTGGGGGCTAAGAAAATAACTAACCCTCCGCTATAATAAATAAGAGAAATCGGGGGCTAAAAAACCACTAAATAATAAGGATTAACAAGGTAGTTCTTTACAAGCTGGGGTCAAACACAAAACTATGGAATTAAAAGTTCACTTCCCAAGTCCTTATGAGGATGGTACGAATGTAAAGCAATTTCTTACTTTAATGCGTATCGCCCTAAAGGCAACGGAGAAAACTTACGAAGAAGTTATAAAAGGTTTGACAAAAGAAGAAGAAGAAAACATCTATTTGCGTTTTAATAACGCATTTGACAACGAAGAAAAGGCCCAGGAGCTACAAGAGAGTTTAGACCCTGATTACAACAAAACTCAGGATGTCTGGATAGAAATCCTCTCTACGTAGCAATAATTTTGACCCCAGATTTTAGAGAATTATTAAGGATTAACAAGGTAAAAGAATATGAAGAAAGAGGAAACAATAAACACAATGAAATTAACCGGATTCCGAAAACTGTGGAAGAAAAGAACAAAAAGGGAGTGGGTGAACATACTGATAGACGCCTACGTAAAGTTTCGGCAAAGAGCCGGCAGAGGAAACAGTTTAACAAGCGAGCTAAAGGGAATCTATACGGCTTCTGTGGGCGGCGGTGTGATTATCTTGCTGGTTGAAAAGAAATGGGGGGTTTTATTGCCTTTGTGGATAATACCGGTTGCTTGGATAGCGCAGAAAGTTGTTGAAGTGTGGTTGGCTTGGTTTGACCAAAATAAGCTGGGAATCTGGCAAAGAGAAGTATCTTGGATTAGAAAGAATATAGACCCCATTGAACAGGAGAAAATGAGAATATTAAGGAAACTTAGCAGGTTTTCCGCTAAAATGGAGGACAGATTAAAGAAAATTGAGAGCAAATTAAAATGAAAAAGAGAAAACAACCTCGTAAGGGCAAAAAGAGAGTTAAGAAACTTGACAAGAGAAGTAAATCAACACCTGGGGCTAAGATAAAGAAATCATTGTGGAAAGTTTTTAGTGAGTACATTAGACAAAGAGATGGTGGTATATGTATTAGTTGTGGTAAGAAAGATTTTTGGCGAAAGATGGACGCAGGACATTATATCCCTAAAACAGCAGGTTTGATGTTATATTTTGATGAGAGGAATGTGAATTGCCAATGCACTTATTGTAATCGTTGGATGCACGGAAATCTTACCAAATATGCTATCGCTCTTCGTGAGAAGTATGGTGAGACAATTCTTGAAGAGCTTGATAAAAAAAGAAAGGAGTTTAAAAAGATTAGCATTCCAGAGTATCAAAAGATGATAGAAGAGTATAAGACAAAAATACAAGAGTTAAAAACAAAGCCAGCCAAACTCATTCGGGTCAACTTCGGCTGGTATAAAGGTGAAATTGTAAAATTAAAAGAGTATAATGAAAAAAGTAACCTCAATAGAAGATAAAAAGAAAGGAAAAGAAATTATAGTTAACGCTCGTGTAACAATCGGCGCTTATGGTTCAGCTCCGGGGTGTATTAATGATGGGGTAGTGGAAAGGATTATTGAACCGCCGGAAGGAGGAATTTTTACGAAGTTCGTTGGTTGCAGTTATCTCTTTAAAGGGATTTGCGACCAAAAGATTCTCGATATATTGGCTTTTCCGAAAAGAAAGTTTAGAAACATTGTCCAATTTGCCACCAGTAAAATAGGAAAAGTGATAGTAGTTCTGTTGTTCCCATTTAAGAAGTATGTAGTGATTATTCTTTTCGAGCAGTATTTAAAAGATGTTTATGTTTCCTCGTTCACTAAGTATTTAAATGTCAGTCCGAACAGATATTGTGTTTCAGTCAAGGAATTTTGGCGGGTAGTAACTTTATTTATAGGACAAGTTAAAAACACAAGGCTTCAAAGCATATTGTTTAAATTAAGAAACATTGCCTGTATGGTTCTACAAAACGATATGGCTTATAGGTTTTCCTTGCAGGATATTTTGCCGGAGATTAACATTGAGGAATTAAAGAGAAATCCGGCTCAAGAATTAAGGAGGGTATTTGACATATTCTGCGAAAGAATGGAAGATGACAGGTGGAGGGGGATAGGGAGAGCGACTATTCTCCTATTAAGAATCTCGCCGGCTTTTAAAAGATTAATTATTGATTTCTTATTAGAAATAGATATGGATAAAGTAAAGTTAGATGATGCCGATTACTATTTCTGCCTCCAGCGCCCAAGTTATAAATTCAAAGGTGTTCCATTAGAGGAAAGGATATTATTGAAGAAACAAATAGACAATCAAAAAGGTCATTTCATACCAACTGTGGATATTTTAAAAATAAGAAGATGAAAACAAAAAAACTAACTCCAAAACAAAAACTCTTTTGTCAGTTATTCGCTACTGATGAGAATTGTTTTGGAAATGGGACTCAAGCATATCTTAAAGCGTTTAGCACAAAAAAACACCCAGTTACTTATAAAACAGCCAGAGTTGAATCTCATAGGTTGCTAACAAATCCTAACGTTTCAGCCGAAAGTAGAAAGTTAATGGATATTTTTATTTCTAATGAGGTAGTTGACGCAGAATTGGCTACGGTGATTTTACAATATGCAGATTTATCTTCTAAGGTTGCGGCTATTAGAGAATACAATAAAGTTAAAGGAAGAATTACCGAAAAGATAGAGCATTCTGGCGAAATAGAAACAAAGGTCGATTTAACCGAACTCAAAGATTTCATAAAATGGAGAAAGAAACAATCAAAAAAATAACCCAAAGGGACCTACTAAATAGTTTTCATAATCGGTGGCTGGAGAAAAAGATAGCGGCAGAGTTAGATTTAGATTTTAACAAGAGTTCCTCAATTATTCTAACTGACAATCTTACGGGAGACTTAGACAAGCAAAGAACACAAAGAAAGAGATTGGAGACAATAATAGAGCAGGCCGATAAATATCTAAAGATAGTTGATGACAAACTAAAAGAACTATGAAAATTAAAGATTATAATTTATTCCCAGCAAATGCCCCTCAAATTGTTAATGATGCGGTTTTAGTTTTTTATTTTAAGGGATATGAGAACAACGAACCGATATTAAAGGAGATAAGAAAGACAAAACAAAATCAGTTTAATTTTATATTTTATAACCCTAAACATGATTGAAGAGGCAATCATAATTTTAGTAGCGGTTATTGTCGGATATTCTTTGCGGGGATTTAAAATCGATAAGATTAAAGAGAAAGTCCAGCAGATTAAAAAAAAGGCCTTACCAAATAAGAGTGAGGTTTTAGAGTGGGAAGCTCCCAAAACCGAAGAAGAATTGGCGGAAGAAGAAGTAAGGAAGAATCTATGAGTAGGCGGTTTCTAACAATAAAGGATAGAAAAGCAATTCAGCAACCATTAAATAAAGATGGGTATAGCGATAATGACTTCACGAAACTTTACGGCAAAGACAAGAATCCTTATCTCGGAACTGAGCGGGATAGAAAAAATAAAAAGAATATTTCAACAGAAACAAGCGAGGCATACGAAAAGGGTTGGGATTATATCTTCGGCAATAAAAATGAGCATAAATAAAGAGCAATTCAGAAATCTTATGGTAGCCAGCTGGCAAGAGGAAATTCTTTTTTGGCTTCAAGATAATCAAATAAAAACAGAAAAAGGCAACCCCATAGAATTTATCAATCATAAGTTCTTACAGGATATTTATAATGACTGGACTCCCGTTCAGGTTTCAAGGAAAGCATCACAGGTCGGATTTTCAACAATGGAGATTCTGAAGAGTTTGTGGGCGGCGAGACATAGGGATTGGAATATAATTTACTTATTGCCTTCGTTTTCAGATGTCAGCCAATTTGTTCCCTCAAAAGTAAATCCTATTATTCAGAACAATTTACAATTAGCTACTTGGACAAAAGACAAGGATACAATTTTACAAAAGCAAGTGAATAAAAGTTTTATCTATTACCGTGGAACCGTAAGCGGCAAGACACAAAAAGAGAAGATGGAGTCAGCGGTGGGAACGATGTTTACAAGCGACCTCAATGTGATGGACGAGTCAGACCGTTCGGACCAGGTTATTCTTGAGCAATACGAATCAAGATTAGAGGCGTCAAAATATAAAGGCAAATGGTATTTCTCAAACCCTACCGTGCCCGGCACCTTAACCCAGAAGTTATGGGAACAATCAGACCAGAAATACTGGTTTATTGAGTGTCCTAATTGCGGAGAACTTCAATGGTTAGATTACTTTAAGAATGTGGATAAAGAGCGGGAGATATTTGTTTGCCAGAAGTGCGGCAGGGAAATTAACGATGAAACAAGAAGAAATGGTTTCTGGGTAAGAAAATATCGAGACAGAGACATTAGCGGTTATTATATTCCTCACACCATTTGTCCCTGGATTTCGGCTAAAGATATGATAGGAGCAGAGCAAACAAAGAGTAAACAATACTTTTACAACTTTAGTTTGGGTTTGCCTTACAGAGGTTCAGACATAACGGTTGACAAAGAATTGATATTAAAGAATATAGTTTATGGCGAGCCGAACCTGAAAGTTAAGAATGTAATCGGAGTAGATACCGGACTGACAATGCACTATGTTTTAGGAAACGAGCAGGGGATATTCAAGATAGGCAGTACAAAGGACTGGGACGACATAGAGCTCCTGATGAAGAAATACGAAGCATTGGCTGTCTTTGACGCTTTAGGGGATTTAACAAAACCCCGCAAATTGAGGGACAAGTATCGTGGTAAAGTTTGGCTATGTTATTTCAAGAGAGATAAAGACACTCCCAAAACAATTAAATGGAATGGAAAAGATATGGCGGTCTATGCCGATAGAAGCAAGGTTATTCAAAGAGTGGTAGATGATTTCGTGGACGAGAAGATTAAGTTTTATTTAGAGCCAGAAGAATTAACAGATTATATCGAGCATTGGGAAACACTTTATCAGAGAACAGAAACAGACAGTTTGGGGATTGAAAGAAAGAAGTGGGAAACAGAAGGAGAGAACCATTTATTGTTTGCCACAGTCTATTTCTGGCTTGCCTTGCAAAAAAGAGGGAAAGGAAAGTTGGTAAACTGGGAGAGAGAGGAAAAATCCAAAGCTCATAATCCACAAGCCCCCAGCCCGAAAGAAAATGCAGAACGAATGGGGATTAAAGAGGATTGGAGGAGATAATAATTAACCAAAACGATGAAAGAGGAAATAATATTTGACTTGACAAAAAAAGAGAAGGAGACTATTATGGAATTGTTAAGTATTTGGCGGGAGAAAAAATTTAAGGGAGGAGAGATTAAAATTATTTTTCATAACTTTGAACCACAGGATATTGTCTATAAACAACAGAAACGATTGGGGGCTTGACAAGGGGTTTGGGTTTTGATATTATTAGACAATAATTAAATATCGCTCATCTAATTAGCGGAGAGATTCATCTAATTAGCGGGCAAACTAATTTTTCTAAATCTTTTGATTTGGAGGAAACAGTTTGTCCGTTTTTAGTTTATGGAAACAAACGAACCAAACGAACTTGAGGAGACAATACTCTCGGAGCGAAGGTCTTTAGAATTGAAATCTAAAGATGTTGATTTAGTTAGGGCGATAGATTTCGCTATCAGCGAATCCAAATCATTGAAAGAAATCGCAGATAAGATTGGAAAGAGAAATGAGTTGTATTGGGAAAAAGGAACTGACATAGAGCCAGATTCTATCCATCCCAAGAAAGCAAAGATTACGGATAACAGGATTTTTATGTCGGTTGAAACAATTCTGCCGATGGTTACTTCCCGCACTCCAGAGCCGTCTATTATTGGCGGGAACATAAGCAACGATATTAGGGAGAAGCTAATTAAGGTTTTGACAGTTGCTTATGAAGTGAAACAGAAACTTCAATTAAAACTCCAAGCGGTTATCCGCCATTGGTTTCTTTATAGAATCGGAGTTTGGAAATACCGCTGGGATGAAGGATTTACTACCGAGACGGTTAGACCGGAGAAAATAGGGATAGATCCCAGAGCGACAAGTTTGGGTAACTGCGAGTTTATGTATGAGTTAATGGAAGATAAGATTGGAGATTTGATTGAAGAATACCCCAAAAAAAAGAAAGAGATTATAGCGAAATATGGCTCAGATAGAATGAAATCAAAGATTAGATACATAGAGTTTTGGGGAGGAGGCGGAGAATGGTTTGTCAAGAAGCTGGGTAATATAATTTTAGACAAAGGTAAAAACCCTAACTTTGATTACGGTAGCGATGTCAAAGGCAAAGAAGGAGAGGAGGAATACGAACCGGCAAAAGAGGGAACATATAACCTTTTTAAGAAGCCGCAGTTTCCTTACTTAATTTTAAATGTATTTAATCTGGGAAAGAATCTATACGATGACACAAGTTTAGTGGAATTGTCAATCTCTTTGCAGGACGCCATTAACAAAAGAAAGAATCAAATTTCTGATTTAACCGACGAGAAGAAGAAAATGATTATTGCTTCCTCAAAGGCAATATCAAAAGAGGAATTTCAGAAGTTTATAAACAAATACGGGATGGTGGGAATCTGGCTTGACAACGGAGAAATAGCAGACATCAAAGTTGAAGGGGAGCAGGCTGACGCCTCAACATTCAATGACTTGAGCCACAGTATCGGAGAGATTGACAATTTAATGGGAACTCACTCAACGACCAGAAGAGAACGTGGAGAACAGGAAACGGCGACTGGAAGGAAACTTTTACGGGCTGGCGATTATGGGCGGACTGAAACAATAGTCTTGAGAATAGAACAGTTAATGGAAGATTGGTACAACGCTTATCTCCATATGTTAAAAGTTTATTCTTTAGAAGATGCCGAATTTGACGATGGCGAGAAAACGATAACTTTAAGCAGAGATGAAATTCCCAAAGGAGTGGTGGTGATGGTTAAAAAAGGCTCAACCTTGCCAGTAGATAAAGCAAGCAGGGCAGAACTGGCGGTTAAATTGGCACAGTTTAATTTTATAGACCCTTTAACTTTATTTGAGGAATTGGGTTATGGCAAGGAAGAGGAACGAACACAGAAATTATATGATTGGTTGGCGAAAACTGGGAAGATTCAACCAGAACAACCAACAGGACAGCCGGGAGCAGCAGGGGGGAGTCCACAAGGACAGCAACAACAGCAATTAGCGAGATTAAAGCAAGTAATGTCTTCGGAGAAATTTAAGCAACTTTCTCCGGAACAGCAAAAGCCGATAATTCAACAAGCACGAGCAATCGTGGAGAAAATTAAAGGAGGCAAATAAATTATGCCAGCAAGAGTCAAAAAAGTAGACGGATATCAAGTTAGCCACGGTGGAAAAGTTTCAGCCAAGAATACTACAAAAGAGAAAGCGGAAGCCCAACGAAGATTATTGGAAGGAATTAGAAGGGGATGGAAACCAACTGGGAAACCAGCTTTATATAAAAAGAAAAAGAATCCGAGAGAAGAATTTAGAAAATTACTTAAAAGGTCGTAAACAATAATCAAGATTTAGTCTCTAAAAAGAGGAACAAAATCTTAAAATAATGGTAGAAGAAACGGATAAAGACCCAGAAGGAGAAGGATTTGTCGAAGTAGAAGGTGAAAGGTTTAAGGAGGACCCTGAAAATGCGGGGGAATCTTTAAAAGACACCGAAGGCAATCCTATTCCTTTTGAGGAACCATCTGAAGAACCCGAGACAGAACCTATCACCGCTGATAAGGCCTACGAGTTAGCAAGGGCAGTCCAAAAGGGCTACACTACTACCCGGCAGGATATGGCTCTCATAACCGAGAACCAAGAGAAAATCCAACAGGCATTAGAGGAAATCAAGAAAGGCAAGGCAGATGAATTTGGCGGGGGAGAGGAAGAACCTCTTACCGTCAAGAAATTCCTTAATCTACAAGAACAGCAACGGCAAACCAAAACGGCAGAAGATAAAAAAATCAACCGAAGGATTAACAGTCAACTGAGCGATTTACGAGTTCAGGGGATTATTAAAACAGAGGAAGATGAGGAAGCATTGCTGAATTTTGCCGTTAAAAGGAAGATTACTAATCTTTCTGATGCTGCCAGTCGCTGGAACGAGATTAAGGAAGCCAAAAAGGAAGGAATGAAGGAAGGATTAAAAGGCAAGGTAAAAGCAGACGCAGGTTCTAAAGTCGGCACTTCTCAAAAAACAGGAACTAAAGAGCAAGGGTTTGACTACGGCGAAATCGCAGGTAAATCGATAGACGAAATCGCTGAAGAATAACTCACTCTCATTCCTTAATAGGAGGCAATTCAGGAGGCGAAAGGTCTAAGAAAATAATATATTGATAAAATGGATCCAGACACTAATAACACAATCAACACAGCGAGCGTAGAGAAGATGGTTGCCAAGACAGTTGATCTTGTTCTTGAGAGTTCTCCTATTACCTTGAAACTTTTGGGGAATCAGAAACCTTGGAAAAGGACTTTTCCCGTTAAGGTTCAAGGAGGAATTGCAGGCAAATCATTTGACGGACTGGACAAATTCTCAACATCCAAATCGGACAGCTTCCGAAAAATGGAGTTTGAACCGACTGGATATGAGATTAACGTTGCAGTATCCCAAATGGAAGTTGATGTTAATAAAGCTCGTGAGAGATATATTGACATTGTTGCCAGAGAATTACAGTCAAGACAGGAGGATATGGTTGACGACATATCGGATATGCTTTACACCGTTCAAACGGGAAAGGCATTTGAGAGTTTACTGGACGTTTGTGATAATGGAACTGTAGCAGGTGCAACTTACGGAGGATTAACCCGTTCCGATTGGGATGGACTTGACGGACAATATACCTCAACTTCCGGGTCAATGAGCTTGGCTCTTTTAAGAGTTAAGTTTGCTGCCTGTACCCACGGGAACAGCAAACCGAATTTGCTTGTCACCACCAAAGCTGAATGGGCGGCCTATGAAGTATTGGTTGC